TTACTGAGGATAGGAGAGGGGTACTTAAAAACACCCCTCTTTTTACCTCAGAATTGCTGAGGGTACTTTTTTTTAGATTAGATTTCCGGTAATACTCCACCACCGCCACCTGGGTTATATGCTGCGGTAGTAGTTACTTTAATAGGAACTACTCTATCAAACTGCATGCTGGTTCCTTCCATGATTAGAACGGATCCAGAGGACACGCTTAGCTGATGTCCTTGAACAAAACAGTCTTCAAGATAGCAAGCACCCACGAGATTATTATTTGAATCTTTGAAGTAAATAGCAAGACCATGTCCTTGATTAAATAAATCAGATGCCAAGTTAATAAAGAAATAATCATCTCCTGGACTCACTTTTACTTTATGGAGAGATTCGTCTCCTAGAGAATTTAAACTAATTAACGCAGATGCCGGATCTATTCTTTGATTATAGGTACCCCCGTCGACTACAGCAGGATCTATGTCCCCTATCCTAACTCCATTAGAGTTATTCTTGTAGTAGGCGTATTGGACTCTTAAAAGAGATGGCCCATAGTAGAACACTCTTCCTAATGAAACCGATCCAAATACCCTTCCAGGAATAAAGTAAGATCGATTAGAGCCGATCTCATAGATTCTTTGGACTTGCTTTGATTGGGAGAGTGCCATGTTCTCTAAAAGGCCTATAGGATATACCGTTCCAGTACTAGTCCCACCTTGAGCTGTTTGAGATAGTCTAGGAGGTCCTGCTGCTATTAGAGTAGTTTCCGCAGAGGCAAACTGTCCGGATCTATATCCTTTTTCTACGTGCTCGTTTTCAAATTTCCAGTTTTGTAAACTCATGTTATACCTCTATAGTGATGTCAATATTGTTTAAAGGAATTGGGATATCTAGTCTAAATCTCATCCGGACGGTATCGATAGATGCGCCCTCTTCTATGGTGGTTAAGCTACCACTCTTTATTATTCCGCCTATTCCTTTCATAGAGGTCTGAGTCTTCAAGTAGTCCATGATAGAAGCGGATACTGACTTTAATTCGTCATATGTAGAATCTACAATATTGTATTTTCCAATGAAGTTACTGAATGAAGTTCTCATGAATTTTGCAATGTAATCCACGTTCTTTGTGACCATGTATTCTTGGAATTTTATAGAAGATCGGTCTGTTGTAAGTTCATGTCTAATGAACGGCAGTGCTTCTGGCACATCTTGGGCCAGGATCATTACCCCACCGCTCGCGATTTTATTTAGCTGAGATTTGGAGAAGTAATCGTTACTATGCTTTAATCCCTGAATTCCTGAAACACTTGAGTTAGTGAATCCTTGTTGTGGTGGGAACCCGGTTGTCATAGCTCCTATCGCACATGCAGCATAGTATCCTGGTAACTCTACAATACCAGTATTAGTCGAAATTTCTAGGATATCTGGCCACATTACCACTAACCGTCTTTCCGCTATAGAAGCGGCGTAGCTAGCTAGGAACAGTGCTTGTTCGTCTTTATCTAGGCTTCTAGTAACCCCGTAGGTAATAGATGCCTGAACACTTCTAACACCAGGAACTTGCTCTATTTGTATTGAGTTTTCACTTACTATTTTTGTGACTTTGTAGGATCCGCTTATTTCTACTGCTGGAGGAACGCTTGGCCAACCAGGAGCAGGAGATGCCATTGTGAATATAGAACCAACAGATACGCCATCGCTAATAAATGTTTTTCTGGAGTCATAGAAAGTTTTACCGTCTTGCTCTAAACCATCTTCTCGAATGATATAAAATACAGCGTCAGTCAAGTCAGCTTCTGCTATAAATCCTTGAAGTTCTAGTTCTGATAAAGAAACAAGTTTATCTACTAGGTAGGTCTTAGGCCATGTTTGAGGAATCCCTACTTGTCCAGGGAACACGACGGTATCACCTAATTGAACAGACTGAAATATAGAGGCGCCGACTTTAAGAACTTTTGATCCTAGAGTGATTTGCCCATCAGATTGGGTATTGACTATAACCCTATGCCCGTCAGTTTTATTCATGTCTACTACGGTTTCTGTAGTTATAAGATTTCGGCTAGTGATCCCAACACGCTCTCCGCCTGCCTCTGGCCTAGACATACCTACAACGTGTGTCTTTAGGAGACCTGCAATGGCAGAGTTACTAGTTAGCGGAGATATACAATACATATCGGTCGCTTCTAATTTAGCGAAGGCAAGCTGATACGCTAACACTTCATCTGTATAATATGTTTCATCTAGACCTAGTCCGCTGGTAGTAGTTACAGAATTTTTAAGGGACATGCTCATAGCAAAGGCCAGAGGATTTGCAGGAGTTATTTGTCCAATACCAAATTTGGCAGAGAGCCCCAGCGCGTTTTCTACAGCAAATGGTCTAGTTGCTAAACTAACTATTAATGCTCGGTAAGAGGCCTCAACAGCTCCGGATAAAATAAAAAGTCCAGTACTTCCGCTATCAGAATAATAGCTTAGCCCGGCGAGGATAGTAACTTTTTCTTCTTCTGCGGTGTAGTCTCTGTCTCGTACAAGAGGAATTGTCGCGAATTGTCTAGTCATGCTGTAGGAAATTCCAAAAGTTGCAACTCCAGGAGAGGACTCTAGTAAAACTGTATTGACATCAACAACAGAGCGAACAATAAAGGTATTTAATGCAGGATCTTGTACTGCGGTACGCGTAATAGAGTAATTAACAGTTGCTATGCCCACTGCAGGAGATGGATAGAGCTCTTTATCTAACGTAAGAGTATCCCCTACAATAGCAGCTACTTTATATATTCCAGGAACAACGCCAGCACTTCCACCACTAACAGCAACCTCATCATCGATTGCAACAGTTGAGAACTGTCCTACAGTACCACTAAGCAAGGAGTTTCGGTTAGCGTCAGTTACAGAGCCATCGGTCATTCCGGGAATAACCGTAGAGGTGATGGTCTCTATGAGGACCTTATCTCCTTTGAGTGTGGCGGCGAAGGCATTGGTAGTTGTATCTTTGAATTCTAACAAATTTGTAGAGGAGAAGTATCCAGATTGATTTCTAGTTGGCATGACTTCTACGGTGGCCTTACTTATCAATACTGAGATTGGGTATTGCTCTGAAGCTGGGATAGACGATGATGAATATCGAAGGTCTATGACGTTTCCGGCCTCTAGCTTCGTGTACTCAAATTCTGCTTGTATGCCTTCATACATTCCCAGATTATCATCGCTGACCAACTGAAATGCAGGACCGACGTTGACATTAGGTAATTGAAAACTTGCTAGAGAGGGACTAAGATTTGTAAACTCTTGAGTGACCTTTACTCCAGGCTGTCTGTATGCTGTGACCATTATTTTTCTCCTTGCGATATAATTTTACGCTACTTTGGTGAGCCCTTCAATAATTAAATTTCTAAGTTCTGAAACATCGGATAAGCTCAGTCTCCACCGATCTTGGATTTGGCATTGCAACGATACGTTAACCATAAACAATTTAGGCTCTCCTACGGCAGAAACCATCTGCTCGGTACCTAGCTCCATTGCCTTAATAGAAAAAAATCCTGCTTTTTGAAGAGTACCATTAAATACTCTAAAAAGGTTAAATACTTCAGAGGCCAAGTCTTCGGCCTCTAATCCGACCCTGCTTAAGCAGGCAAGTCCTAGAGATCCGTTTATAAGGTCCGTCTTTTCTGTAGCCCCGGTTCTCATGTCTAAGCTAGTCATTCCTTTATTCATGCCGATATTAGAGAAACTAATTGGACCTCTTACTCCTATTATTGCAGGGTTTTTGTCCTCTGCATTAAGTTGGAATGCATATTGATCTACGATCTTAATCTCAGTCTTTTCGTCGTCTGCGTCAAAATGATGAAAGCCAGGGTCTCTTTGGGCATAGACAATCTGAAGAAACTCTAGGGCGGTTGCTTTAAGGAAAGAGCATACATTTCTATTGGATATATTCCCGTCTGAGCTTTTAGGATATGTTGGATTGTTACCGCTTAGCCCCGCGGGAAGATCATATGCCATTACCTATCTCCCGTATACTTTCGGTCATTAAGTTCTCTCTTAGCTTGTTGAAATATCTCATCTGGTACTAATGATATTATTTTACCTTCTATGGAGTCTTTGTCCATCTCATCTATCCGAGCTAGCTGGAGCATCGGAGTTCTTCTTCTTTCTGTTTCCCTAACATTAAAGACCTTCCAAACCTTACCGCCAGTTAGTTCAATAATAAGATCCCCGACACTAAGAATCGGATAGTTACTCATGAATATATCGGATTGATTGGAGTTAGAAGCACCCCACTGCGTGACTGTTTGGGCCTTAACTTCTTGAGAGAAGTCAATCCAAGTATAGGCAGGGTTATAGTAGCCTCCGATCCCATATCCAGTAAATCCTGTGCCATGACATTCATTGCACATAGATTTGGTTGTTCTCTTTAGTACAGGATCCCAGCAGTTTGAGCATCGAGACGTTCCTTTAGTTTGTTTCTTATAGACATAACAAGGAAGACCTATAACCTCTCTGAATAAAAAATTGTGTTCAGTAACAACGTAGTTGCCCAAGACATCTTGTACTCCGGCCATGGTTACGATTTCGCTACGAATCTTATTACCGGTGATTTTATTTACGGCCTCTACTTGGTAATAATAGAACCTATCTGAGTGCAGTAATCTAGAAGTACGGTCCTCGTAGCGATCTTGCATTTCTGCTTTGATGGGTCCTGCTAATAAAGGCATCTCAGTCTCAGACTCTCCTCTATAGATATAGATGTCGTAACGGTTTAGAGGAATTACGGAGGGCTCAAAGTCCCATGAGACTACGGTAAGTGATGGTGGCCCGTAGTAATAGACAATGACGTTGACTAGTGAAAATACTCTTTCTGCCATACATTTTACCAGTATCCAATGTACCAGTATTCGCTGAACATCTGGCCATAACCTCCCATAACATTTTGGGAGATCTTCATGTTCCGTTTTTTCATCTCGTAATCATTGTAGAACATGGATATCCAGCTTTGGTAGGATGCGGTCTTATTCCAGCGCATAAAGGAAGATCCACCTGACTGATAATTTAGTTCATTTCGGCTCATTCGGATACCTGCCATTTTTAGGGCCTGTACTGCAGATCCGTGCATGAGCAAATATAGTGAAGGGAATTGTCCCACTTGAACTGGCGAAATTAGTGGAGAAGTAGAGTTCCAATCGCTGATACACATCTCGATTGCAAACTCTAGCTCTTCATCCTTTAGTTCCTCCCCTACTATAAGTTTATTCAGAGCAGGAGTATCTTGTAGGAACATTCTGAGGTAATACTTGGCCTTATCTAGATAGGCTTTGTTTCTGATCGTCCCAGGAGAAGTGTCTAATCGAACAACTGCTGGATCGGCCATACTACTCCCTAGCTAAAGTTTTCACCAACTTCGGCCCTAGTTTTATTTTTTGATACATTCGCAAAGGCAGCTCTTGGCTTAGCAGGAGTAGTCCCTTGTTTTTCTGGAGTTGCAGTAACTATATAGTTAGGCTTTTTCCCAGCATATACTGCAGCTTCCTCATCAGCAGGTTCTGCAAAAGCAGATACGTTAGCTGTAGGAGTAGTAAGCTCGTCAATAGGGGCCACTACTTTTGGAGGGATGGGTGTGGCCACTGGAAGTATTTGGTGGGAATCTAATTGATCAATTGAGATTAATCCTTGCTGTCTTAGATCAAGTAGTCCTGGGGTTAGCTCTTGAGTATAGGCATGCCCATCTGGACTGATGATGTGGTTTTGTTCTAGGCCAATAAACCAACCCTTTTTATGAGGGCCTGTTTCGTGTCCTGGTTTTTTAGTAGTGTTAGTAATTTTATACATAGAAGACTCCTTTTAAAAAAAGGGGTACCTTGCGGCACCCCCCAATTGATTATCCTTATTAAGGAATAGCAGGTGGTACAACCCCTGGCAATACAAGCTTAGCAATGGAACGAATGTTACCAAAGCCTTCAGCAATATATTCCCAAGTTTTCCACACGATCATGTCGGCTTCTTTTTTAATCCAAAACTTGGTGTCGTTTAGGATGAAGAAGTTTCCAAGATATGCTGGCTCAGTATAGAACCAGATTGTTCCAGCAGGAACTAGGTCTGACTTGTTGGTTACTACAAGCTTACGCTTCATGATACTTTCGTATTTGTAACCAGCAACAGTTAGTTCAGATGCTAGTGGAGAACCGACGTCAGTTGCCGCTTGGGTCAACCAGTCATCGTAATCCGCAATGTTCATTAGCATAACACCAACGGACAATTTATCGTAATCAAGTAACTTCATACCAGCGGTAAGATTTACTCTATTTACAATGGTTGCCCCTGCAGGAGTCACTGTTTTAGTAGTGATGTTAACTGCAGATTGAGAGTATTTAATGAACTGTGAATCTTCCACCTTTTGAATATCTTTGATGGAGTTCTCTTCGATTACCTTTGTTACAGGGTAGTCGTAAGATAGAAGTTCCGCTTCTTGTTTTTGAAACTTTTGAGATTCAATTTTAAAGAAGGGAAGTGCGTATCTGTTACCTTGTACGTAACTGTCAGTT